GTTTAATGATAAGTGGTCAAGACAATGGCCAGTTATAACAGATAAAAAAGATAGTATGGATCCAGATAACAAACACAGAGACGAACCAGATAGATTAAATAAATATTTTAAAAACAAATGATACTAGATAAAATCAAAGAAACAGGTAGCGATTTACATATGTTAGAAGGACATGACCGACTTCACTATCTAGTAGACAAAGCAAAAGAAGTTAAACCATTACCAGAATGGTTGAAAACAGAAACAAACAGAATACATGGTTGTGCTAGTAAACTATGGATAACTGGTATGAAAGACCCTAAAGATGGTTGTATGATATACCATGCTGATGGTGAGTCTCATATAACAAGAGGTACTGCTAAATTGGTAACTGATATAGTTAATGGTGAGAAGTGTGAGGAAGTTGCTAATCTAACTGTAGATAGTTTTACACCATTAGGCATAAAAGAACTACTTACTATGCAGAGACAAAATGGATTAGGTGAGTTAATTAATAGAATTATAGGAATTGCAAATGCCAATATACACATTTAGAAATAAAAAAAGTAAAAAAGAATTTACAGAAATGATGACCATTGCAGAAATGGAGACTTATATGAAGAAGAATAAGCATATAACACAAGTACCACAGGTACTAAATATATCAGGTGGTGTAATGGGTGTCAATATGAAGAACGATGGTGGTTGGAAAGACAATCTATCACGTATAGCAGAGGCACACCCTACTAGTGCATTGGCAGACAGATATAGAAGCCGATCATCTAAAGAAATTGCAACAAGACAAGTTGTACAGAAACACCTAAAAAGACAAGCAAAGGGGAAAAAATAATGGCGACAAAAGATTTACCAGATTACATGAGAGGTTTTGACCTCCAAGATGATTGGGGTGTTACAGCAGTAGCGGCTCCACCTAAACAGGAAGTACCAGTAGTTGACACAAAAGCAAATGAAAGTACAAATTTAGAAATATCAAAGGTCAAACAAGACGTATCATCTATCAAGTCCATGATGAACGAAGTAATGCAGATAGTGGCAGAGAAGGATACTATTACTAAAGAAATAACAGATGAAGATACTAAAGCTAGATTCAAAGAGTTAGAGAAAGTAATATTACCGTTTCTATACAATTTAAGTAAGACAACAGAACCTTACATACATTGGCCTAACAGAGGTCCAATTATCAAGGCACAAATAGAGAAAGTGTTAAAAATAACGAGAGGATAAAATGAAATTAAGTAATAATTTTAGTTTAAAAGAACTTACAGCTTCACAAACAGCTGAACGTAAGGGTATTAATAATAACCCTAACGAAGACCAGATTGAAAAGTTAAAGTTACTATGTGAAAACGTTTTACAAAAGATAAGAGATCATTATAAAAGACCAGTAACAATATCAAGTGGGTATCGTAGTCCTGATTTATGCGAAGCGATTGGCTCAAGCAAAAATTCACAACATACGAAAGCCGAGGCCGCCGATTTTGAAATATTTGGATTATCTAACGCTGAACTATGTAAATGGATATCAGACAACCTAGAGTTTGACCAGATGATTCTGGAATACCACAAGTTAGATGAACCTAACAGTGGGTGGATCCATTGTTCATACAAGGCTGAAGATAATAGAAAACAAATTTTACGTGCTTACAGAAATGAAAGTGGTAAAACCTGTTACGAGTCATACGAACCGAAGTGAAAAGAAAAACGGGAAGAGTTAAGAAACTCTACCGATTTAATTAACGACCATTTACAATTGTATAGGTCAATATGATAATATTATGGAATATAAGAACAACTTTGGTACAATAAACCTTTTAGAAGATAACAAGTTTAAGAATAAAACTATTTCAGTTGCCATGTCAGGTGGTGCTGATAGTACCATGCTTTGTTATCTTCTAGCAAACACAATTCAAGAACAAGATTTAAATATAACTATACAACCATATAATGGTCTTGACCTATGGGCACCTGGTGATGGTCAACAAATACCTAAAATCATATATTACATTAGAAACAAATTTCCATTTGTACAAATAAATTGGCCTTTGTCAGTAGTATTTGATACAGATGGTGGTAAAGCACCATCAAAACACACTTATATAAGACCAATGTCAAAAATGTTAGAAGAAAAAATAGTAGACTATACTTTTCATGGCATATCAATGGGACCACCTGAAGAAATACAAAAAGAATTTAACAAAACACAAGGTCATCCAGATGGACTAGTAAGGTTACCCGGTGGTTTATATTGGGAAGAACTAGAAAGACAAGAAGATGATCTAGCACCATATAAAACAATTGATAAAAGATTTATAATACAATCATATGCTGACCATGGTGTTACCGATCTGTTAGATATGACAGCCTCTTGTATTGTACCTGATCCTGGTTGCAGTGGTACATGTTGGTGGTGTCAGGAAAGACAATGGGCAGTAGACGAAGTGTATTAAGGTTGACAAATCAACCAGAAAGTGATAGAATAAGTATATTATGAGCAAATTTAAATTTATAGAACTAGACAAAACACCTTTGCCTAAAACAAAGGGCAAGAAAATAGACGGCTTCAGATTTTATGAAGTAGATGGTAAACATTATCCGTCAATAACTACAGTACTTGGTATTCAAAAGAAAGCAGGACTTCAAAAATGGCGAGACAGTATTGGTGACGATGTTGCCAATTGGGAAATGAGACGAGCAGCCAACCGTGGTACAGCAACCCACAATCTAATTGAACAATATATCAAAGGCGAAACACCAAGTGAGAGAAGTGTGTTACCTTTAGGCATGTTCAGACTAATCAAACCATACGTAGATCAGATCAATAACATACATTGTTTAGAAACAATTATGTACAGTAAGAAGTTAACTATTGCTGGACAAGTGGACTGTATTGCAGAATATAATGGTAAGTTATCAGTAATTGATTTTAAGACAGCAAACAAAGAACGTCAAGAGTCATGGATTGAGAGTTACTTTTTACAAACATGTGCTTATGCGATTATGTATGAAGAACTATATGGCAAATCTATTGACCAACTAGTTATATTGATTGCAGGTGAAGATGGTTCAATGGTGCCTTTTATTAAAGAGAGAAAACCATACGAAGAAAAACTAGGAACAGCTATACAAGACTTTTATAAATATTATGAGAAACTTAATAAAGATAAAGTCAAAGTATAATGAAAAAACTAATCCTCCTATTTGTACTAGTATGTACAGTAGCCTTATCAGAGGAGTCGTACCAAAATAATATTAATCTAGCACCAAGTACAATGCCTGTTATATGTGGACACCCAGACTATGTACACAAATTTATAACAGACAAAGGTTTTATATTAGAGAACGCAACTTTAGGCAGAGCAGGTGCAAGTGCAGATGGTGAGCCTGTAATGATGGTGGTGATGTATTCTAAAGACGACCAAATTATAACTACAGTTGATATACCTTCAGGTGAATCAACGTGTATTATGTACCATACATTTAATAGATCAGATATAAAAGGACAACAATGATAAAAATGAATAGTAAATCTTTCTCAATAGAGATAGAGGCATGTGTGAGAAAAGAAAAGATATCTTATATGGACGCAATCATACATTTATGTGACCAAAAAGATTTAGATCCAGGTAAAGTCAACTCATTTATTAATAAACAAATAAAAGAAAAATTGAAAGTAGAGGCGATCAACTTAAAACTATTAAACATACCAAAACAAGGGTCGCTACCGGTATAGAATGCATGATGGATTTGACGTATTTAAAACATATCTGGCAATAAAGTTACATTTTACTACAGCTAACTATGACTATTTTGATTATGGTGGTAAAGTTAATTGTAAACTAGATACGTTTACTAAAAGAAATGATAGATATTTCTTTCACAAGTTAAGTAAGCAGTACGATAAATATAATATAGTAGATTTCTTTGTTGCTAACTTTTTAGACAACGATAAGAAATGGGTAGGAAACTTATTAGAAAAAGATGGCAAAACTATTTACCTCAATTATAGAAAATATTCAGATAGTACTGGTTACTATTTTAGAAACGATTGTACAAGTATTAATACCGATTTTGTTAGCCATAGTCTTTCTTTTGACGATGGCTTATCTGCTGTTAGAGGCCAGCATCCACGCCTGCTTAAACTTCTTCTCTCCAAAAAAGTAAACTTTCAAACAATGGTGATTCTAAATTACCATTTGAACTTCATAAAACAATGGGACAAACAGATTACAGAGAAGTTTGTATGGCCTAATCTATCAAAACGTCTTAAAAAACATAGAAAATTCATCAAATTCAACGAAACAGAGACTAAATTAACGTTAAAGGACGTGTTTGTTCACTAAATGTTCTGGTTATTATTTACTTGCCTTTTTGATAAAAATAGTGTATTATATATGAATAAACAACAAAAGGAAAACACTATGAAAAAATATATAACATTTATTATAACACTATGTACAATACTATGGTTTGGTTTATCTAGCATTGCTAATGCTCATCATAAGGCTTTTGATCAGATTTGGAAGCCGTACAATTATGTTGCTAAAGGTTCAGACGATTACAGGAAACTAGAAACAGATTTAATTGAAGAAAACAAGTTGACAAAATTTGTAGATAAACAATTAGATAACAGACATAAAACTGGTTTAGTTAACTATGTAGTTTTTGAAGATGGTAAAATCAAAATAAACAAAAA